GTAAGTGTGATATACAACAGTTCAATATGTGACGCTGGTATAGAGCAACGCGAGGCGGAGCGAGTGGAGCCTTAGGCGCAACGAACGGAGCCGAGCGAGTGGAGCCTTAGGCGCAACGAACGGAGCCGAGCGAGTGGAGCCGACCCCTTTGGGTCGGCGCAATGCGAATCTACCGAGAAAGGGGTAATGAATCAGCGGAGGCACCGGCACCCGCAGCCCCTACTCCAAAGTAACTTCCCGCCTTCAGGTTGCTCGTAATACACATCGAGTAAAACAAGCGTGACTGGAAATACATCAGAGCATAAACCAAAATCATCAAAAAGGAATAGATTCCGCTCATAATGGAGATTTTCCCCCTAAATAAAAGGACAAGAGATGACACGAAGCCAAGACCTGCCACTGCCAATAAAATGAAATTAAAGACAGTAAGCCAATAAAAAATCAAACAAAAGTCTTTGTCGAGAGGCGCGAAGAGTTCTTGAATTGCGTTCATTTTCTGAATATACCCGGTTATAATATATAAAAAGAAAAAGTTGTCTCTCTATACCGACAACGACAACGACAACGACGACGACGCAACGACGACAACGAAATGGATATCAATTATACACAATTTCTCGGCCGTGAAGCCATCTATAACAATATTCGCGACTTCCTCGCCTCTTTTCAAAAGAGTAAATCCGACCTTACATTCAAGCGCGGGGTTTACATCTATGGCGCACCTGGCACCGGCAAAACAGAATTCGTTGTCCGACTACTTAAAGAACTCGGCTATGATATGGTGAAATACGACGCCGGTGATATCCGAAATAAATCCATCATCGACTCCATCACCCAGCACAATATCTCTGATAAAAATATTATGTCGATATTCCAGCGTAAAGTCCAGAAAATCGTCATTGTAATGGACGAGCTTGACGGAATGAATAACGGTGATAAAGGCGGCATTACATCTCTCATCAAGCTCATCCGTCCTAAAAAGACGAAGAAGCAGAAGCAGGAAGAAATCACGATGAATCCCATTATCTGTATCGGGAATTATCACATTGACAAGAAAATCAAAGAACTGATGAAAGTATGTCACGTCTATGAGTTGAAGACGCCAACACCGTCTCATATGTCGCAGATTATTGATATGACAATGGGCGCGGGTATTGATATGACAATGCGGAAAAATGTCATCGCATTCGTCCAAGGGAATCTGCGTAAACTCGTCGCCGTGGCCGAGATGAGCAAGAAGTCCAATAATATACTCGCGAATAATATCCTCCACGCGATATTCCAGCCGAAGACCTATAACGAAGACATCAAGAAAATCACCGAGAAATTAATGAATACGGAGTATCCCATATCTGATCATAACGTCCTAATAAACGAGACAGACCGCACGACAATTGGACTGTTATGGCACGAGAATATTATCGATGTCTTGGAGAAAATGCCAGTGGCTGTGTCCGCGCCGTTTTATAAGCTCGTGCTTGACAACATTTGCCAGGCGGATTATTTTGACCGCATTACATTTCAGAACCAGATTTGGCTTTTCAATGAGTTATCATCGCTGATTAAGACGTTTTACAATCACTATTTGTATCATCAATCGTTTCCGAAAAAAGCGCGGTTTCATCCGACGGAGGTGCGATTTACGAAGGTCCTTACGAAATATAGCACGGAGTATAACAATCAATTGTTCATCCAGAATCTGTGTATCCAACTGTCAATGGACCAGAAGGACTTGTTTACATTTTTCTTGACGCTGAAAAAACAGTATTCGGAGGATGAAATTCCGCGCATATTGGAAATGTATGAAATCACGAAGTTGGACGTCAATCGTATCTATCGGTATTTAGATAAATATATGGAGAAAATGGAGTCTGGAGAAAGCGTCGAAACTCCTGAGAATGAATGCGAATCTGGTGCGTTTGAATAAACTCAAAAAGATATAAGCGTTATTTAGAAACATTTTTCTTACCAACACAATGGGTGCTTCCATTTCATTAGATTCTAAATATCGTTTGTTACTCAATGTTGAAGTCGAATGTATTTCGGCAAATGAACCGTCTGATAAAAAAACGAAAGACCGCGAACCTCGCCGCGATGAACACCGAAAGCAGGACGATGACAGCGACCGCAGCGACCACAGTGACGACAGTGACGACAGTCACGATAGTGACCACAGCGACCACAGCGACCACAGCGACCACAGCGACCACAGCGACGACAGCGACAGCGATAGCGAAAACAAGACATATACTGTAAAAATCACGCCGGAAATCGTAGGTTATATTCGTAGTTATCTTCGCAAAAATACCTTTCTTGATGTGTTTGACCTAATCACCGAGATTGAACTTGAGAAATATGAACACGCACCTGGTTCAGCGCTTGTATTCAATTCGGATTCGGTTGTTTATATCACAAATAATCAAACGATTGAATCGGTTGGCGAGTGGGAGTATATTGAACCGGACGCACCGGCGGCAGTCTCGTCGTCGTCGTCGAGTAAGAAGCACCGTCGTCGTGGGGGAGACGACGATGACGACAGCAGTAGTAGACGTGAATACAAAACAAAAGATGATAGTCTTCCCGTCAGTGAAATCCGTAGCATTCTTACCGAGAAATTCGAAGAATATAACAAATCCCGTGAATTTATTATTCACCAAGGAAAGAACAGTTTCTTGGTATTATTGATTACATCGGTTGATATTCAAGAAGTTTGAAGCTCGCTCGCTCGCGTCGTGTCGCGTCGTGTCGTGTCGTTGAATAACATAATATTTTGAATTATGTTATTGCGCTATTGCGCTATTGCGCTAGACATAGATTGTTTCTGTGTCGGTTGATGATGCTTCGGTCGTGGTCGTAGTCTCGGGTGCGGGTGCGCTCTGAGATTGCGTCGTCTGTTCTAACCGCTCTTTCAATTGACGATTCTCCTCTTTCAGATTCGCGATTTCTTGGTTACGTTCATCCACGTCTTTCTGTAGTTGCTGAAGAATTTGGACGACTTGTTGATTATTCAGTGTCACTGGCGCCTGTCCTGGTTGCTGTAAAATAATTTGACCGCCACCTCCCGCCGCAGCCGCATTCGCAGCCATCTTTTCACGCTCCTTCTCCAATTGAAGTGTCTGAGCGATAACATCCGGTTTCATTTCGGGACGTCCTGGTGTATAATCAGTGAGAAGTTTCTCCAGTTCCACCATATAAAACCGGCGAAGTGTGGCATCTTTGATAAAATCCATCACTTTCTTGGGTGAATCGCGCACGACGTCTGGGTTTGCGTTTACTAGTAATTTGCGCTTGTCAAATGTATTATGCTCGTGAGAAAACACTAAAATCACCTTCATCGGGTCGAGTTGAACGAAGGGGACTGTGTAATCTTTCAAGAATGCGCGCTCTTCTGCTAAACACGCATCATCATTATACCGGTGCTGTTTCAAAAGTTTACGTTTGAACGCAAATGTGCCAGCAGTTGCGTGATTTGGACCGTAAGGACCGAACCGCTTCATTTGTCCGATGTGTTTGAAATAGATGTAAATCTCGCTTGAACCCGCGCAAAGTGCATCGGGGTGGGTGGTGAGCATATGGACCGCGTGAGAGACACGTTGGGGCGGGTAGTAGTCATCATCGTCCATATATACGAGGATTTCACCACGCGACTTCTCGTGAAGTAGGTTGCGCTTCTTTCCCAGTGTCATTTTTGTGTCGTATTTGAAATACTTGACACGAGGATGTGATGCGACGAGGTCTTCTACGGGGTCGGTGCCGTCGTCAATAATAATCCACTCCATTCGGTCTTGTGGATAATCCTGGTGATTGAAACACGAGAGCATTGCTGGGATGAAGGGACGACGGTTAAAGGTGGGGGTGCAAACACTCACAAATGGGTATTTCTTAAAATACTCGGGGGTGGATTTCTCGGGGAGAGATGCACCAAGAGGCGCCGATGTTGCTTTCTTACCACTCATTGTATAAATGAATACACGCGTATAACAGATAAACGAGTATACTAGTTTATAGAATGAATCGTTTATGTTTGTTTTGCCTCACGCCCCCCAATTCTTTATCGTATCAAAAAACTCCATAATCCCCTTCCAGTAATGCGTCAAGTATAGAACCAGCAGCATCAATATCACAATCGCCGCCACATTGATATCTAAATACTCAAATGCGTAAAACATCAGTGTCAGATTAAAGAAGAAGAAGATAATCGGGACATATCGAGCGTATAACTCGCGATACTGGTCCCAGTGAAGCAGTGGATAAATAAAGAATGTCCCGATGAATTGGATGAGTTGGACAAAGTAGGACACCACCGGGAATATACCAATGCTAAATGCGGTAAACATCGACCACAGCGACCCACCAATAAACTCTTTCCGGTGTTCCGTCGGGTTCAATATCATTCCGATGATAGTAGTGAAAAATGGACCACCCATCAGCATAAACCCCATAAACAATAAGAAAACAAAGGGTATAAAAATAATAATCAACGGGGAGACTACGCTATACAATTCTCTCGGAATACTGTGCGACAACCGTGTGATATAACCAAGCACGGTGAGCAACATTGCGCGGTCGGATGAAAACGAGAAAATGAAAGAGTTATTCACCCATTGCTTGAATCGCGCCTTAATAAACGCCCAATTTAAGAGGTTGACTTGGGTTACACCTTCATCGACACTTTCTTTAATCATATCCAATTCATCTTTTGAGAGACAGAACCATTTAAAGACATATGTGTCTAGAATAATCGCGGCTTTCAAGTAGATTTTCTTGGAAGTAGATAATTTGGGGTCGTCGGCAATACCGCCGAATTTATCTTCACAATCAGCATCACACGATGTATATTCACTAGTATAACAATATGGCCAATTATGGCGGTCGGTTGGGAAGAGTTTTTCTAGATTGAGATTATTGGCGCGAATACTTTCTGGGGATGCATAGAAGAGGATGTTTACACATACGACGGATATAATGAGGGTTTCAATGAATAGCGTGAGGACACTTAAACCAAATTCTTTGAGCGCAGCAATATCGAATAATGATTTCGGCTTGACTTTGGCTTTTATGTCTTTGGCCGCGTCGGCTTCCTTGTCACCGCCATCGCCGCCACCGCCACCGAACATTCCACCCACTTTGCTAAAGGTGCTTTCTTTTTCGCCCTCGTCTCCGCCTTCTTCGTCGCCACCCTCGTCGCCACCCTCGTCGTCTATATTCTTATCTTCATCATCAGCCATTGTAGGTATAGGTATAGGTATAGGTATTGGTATAGGTATAGGTATATATAAATGTATACGGTTATATATACAATAGAAAATTAGCGCCCTTGTATCGCACAGGCGCGATTGAAGTCACCGCGCGTACATTAGGCCCGCATTCCCCGACACAAACGTCAGCACATTATATCTCTCCTCCAAAATATGTAAGTCATAGTTATACAAATAAATATTCACATTCGGTTTATTCATCCCGATAATCTCTCCCGTGTTCGGATTACAAATCACCTTCACCTCCGCAGCAGTATCGAGCGGCGGATATATCGTCGTGAGTTCCAGCTCTATCTGGTTGAATTTACTCATATTGATAGCTCCGCTCGGTTGTAAGTCAAGCGGGTCGGAATTCAGGCAGAAATTGTAGCAATATATCCCCGGTTTCGCACTTCCACGGGTGCGCGTGTACTTTTCCACGTAGTTGTATACCCCCGCATCAAGCAGATTCTCCCGGTATTTCCCATTCAGTGAAATCCCCAACATTTGTAAAATGTCGCGTTCGTTCTCCGACTGAAAATCCCCCGTAATGTGAAGGCCGGTGAGTCGTTTATCCTTCGGATTGATACCTGGACCGATACCGTTCTTCGGGCCATTTTTATCGTAGTAGTAGCGGTCATTTGCGAAATCAGGACGTTCCTGCCACGCGGTTGTCTGGATATCACTCGCGGTAGTGACGACTTCATTAAATGACGTCGGGCGCCAGTCATCGTCTATCGGTGCGGGGATGATATCATACGGCAGATAATTATACGGCCAATTCGTATAATTGCTCCATTCATTCCGCAAATTCACGTCGCTACGTTGGAAGAACATCGTCCATGACGACACCATCCCCATCGAGTTCTCTATCTTAAGTTTTTTATTCCCCGTCACGTCATTGAACACCCAATCATAATACGACTTAATCAAGTATTTTTGTTGGTTCGCCGCAAACACTTTGGATTCATCATCCGAGAGAAAGCAATACGTCGCCATCAGATGAACATCCGCATTCCAATCTGTGCGAATACTCGGGTATGAATTCAGCGATAAATCAATACTGGGAGGCGGGTATAAAAACCGCCACATTTGGTGGAGGGGGTTCGTGAAGTCGGGTTGGACGACTGGCCAAAAATTGGCGGAGTCGCCTACATCGCGAATGGTGAATAATTCCTTTACAGGTCGCAGCGTGACATCGATTTGAAGTTGGTTATACTGGAGGCATACAAGGGGGAACGCCATTTTCGACGAAAGTGTGAACCACGCGTTGATGGGGATATAGATTTTGCGTCCGCGAATCGAGGGTTCCGCGCCGGCAGCACTCCCAGTTCGATACGCGTTCGGATATTGATTCAGGCGCGCACCCGAACAGCCAGGATTATATAATTCGGGGACGTGTCCGGTCATTTGGTTATACAATTCGCGCTTCGTTGCGTCGAGGTCGCGTTCTACGATTGCCATCAGATTATTGCCAGTGAAGCGTTGGAGGGTCATCCCACCGACTGAAATCACGATTTCTTTCACGAGTTGGGTGCCGAGATTTTCAATCCAGCGGAATTCATAAGGCGCCCACATATCTTCCGCGCGGGCGGGTGGGTGGATGGGACTCCAGATGGAGGGAAGTGTCACGCAAACATAGGTATCCATTAGTAATTCCGCATATCTCGGCATATAAAATGTGAACTTGGACTCCTCCGTCATACGCAGTTTCTTCTGACCGTCAAAATCAATTCTAAACTTTTGAAGGCCGAAGTTTGTATATTTAAGATAGGTGCTTTTGAAAAATGACTTCTTTGGGTTACCGTTTAGAATCACGTTTTGGTTGCCAGTGGCGATGAGATTCAATAATCCGCCTGTCATTTTCTATGTTGCGCTGCTGGATATTTTAGTATAGATACACCTTGATATAACTTTATATATAATATTATACCGTATAAAATAATATAACCGTTATATAATTATATACTATAACGCGGATACATAATGAAAGAACATCAAGTAGAATATCTCTTTATCGGGGTGATTATTTTGGTGTTCGCGTTATGGAAGATATCAGAACTCATTAAGACGCGGTGTTATGAGCGGCGATGGGCGCGTGAAGGATTCGCTGCGAGTGCGAAGAAGCGTGTGGATAATGTGGCTCCGCAGCCTACGACCGAGACCTTTATCTCAGATATCGAAAAACTGATTCCGGAGTCTATCCGTGCGTCACGAAACAGGAATGAACCCATACTATCTACTGAGAATTTTACTGTAAATACGCCGGAGGCAGAAATGACGGTTCATCAGCGTAAGAAGGCGGCGATGACTGTGGATTCGTTTACGGGAGGGACCGCGCCCGCGCCCGCGCCCACGCCCGCGCCCGAGAAAGAAGGAATGACGAACCCCGATGATGTGAATATGAAAGAGTTCATTGATAAAAACATTACATCCATCAGCCTAGAAGATAACCAGTCGAAATTCAAACTGCGTGATTACTATATCAAAGCCGCATATAATGCGTTCAATCCCGATAAATTCAAGAACTCAAATGTGAGTATGGATGCGTTTTTATATGTCATCGCACGCGGTTGTCGTTTCATCGATTTTGAAGTTTTCTCGGTGGAAAATCAACCTGTCATTGCGTCATCTTCTGTGAACTCGTTCAATTATAAGGAGACTTACAATCACATTCCTGTTTCAGACGCATTTGAAGTGCTTGGGAGTTATGTATTTTCGGGGTCCAAATGCCCCAACCCGAACGACCCCTTCATTATTCATATGCGAATAATGTCACAGAATATTACGATGTATGACAACCTCGCGAAGATTATTGCGGGGAGCAAGACCCTTGCGCGAAACCTGCTTGGACCGAAATACGGTCGTGAATACCAGTCGAAGGATTTAGGGAATGAAAATCTCGCGGATTTCAGAGGGAAGGTTATTTTGATGGTGGATGGCACGAACCCAGTCTACCGTAAAACGAATCTCTTTGAACTCGTGAATATGAGTTCCAAGTCGTTGTTTCTTTCCAAATATACATATTTCGGAGTGAAAAATGTGGGCGACCCGCAGGCATTTAAAGATGCGAATAAGAAAAATATGTGTTTGGTAGTGCCGGATAAAGGGGGTCGTCCTGTCAACGACGGGCACAATGCACCATTTACGTGGGGGTGTCAAATCGCGGCGATGTGCTTTCAGGAGGAGGCGCGGGATGAAAAATTAAAAGCATATGAGGATAAATTCGCGTCGGTGGGGTATGCGTTTATTTTGAAACCGGAGGACTTGCGGTATGTTCCGATTACGATTGCGCCGCCCGCGCCGCCCAACCCGAAGGCGTCGATGGAGTCAAGACCGGCGGAGGCGGCGGGTGGGGTTAAACTGACCCTGTAAATTCGCGAGGTACTTCTTGCGTCGTGACCCCCTATGGGGGTCACACTCCACACGCACTCGCGAATTTACGATTCATTACGCCTACGGCCGATACAAAATAAGAATGTTGAGGCGAACACTAGCCCCGAAATTGACGACGACTGTCCGAGAAGATGAGCCCCCGGATTGACGACGACTGTCCGAGTGTTTGTCGCGAGTGGAGGCGGAGCCGCAACGACGCGGCAAACACGAGCCACGAGAGTATTTTCTAATCATATGATAACTAACATCATATAATTTATTATTCAGAATAAAAGTATTTGAATGTCGCGTAAGCACAAGCACCGCCGCGGCAACAACGACCGTGATGACAGCAGCTTGTCCTACGACGAAAAAGAACTCGAGATTCTCCGTGCCGCCGTGGATTTAGTTGAAAAGAAGAAGGGCGCCGCTATCATCCAAGACCCCCAAGTGAAGAAAATCATCTCCATTGTTGAGGATTTCATTGCGGATAAAAAGCTCGTTTGTTATGGTGGGACGGCCATCAATAATATCCTCCCCGAAGACGCACAATTTTACAATAAAGACATCGAGCTCCCCGACTACGATTTTTACTCTGACAATGCGCTTGACGCAGCGAAAGAACTCGCGGATATCTATTACAAGGCCGGATATGAAGATGTAGAAGCCAAATCTGGTGTTCATCACGGCACCTATAAGGTCTTCGTGAACTTCACGGGAATTGCCGATATTACGCAGATGGAGCCAGCGTTATTCAAATCAATCTCTCGCGATGCGATTATTAAAAAAGGAATCCGGTATGCTCCGCCCGACTTTCTTCGGATGGCGATGTATTTAGAACTTTCGCGTCCGGATGGCGATGTTTCTCGTTGGGAGAAGGTTCAAAAACGATTGACGTTATTGAACACCCATTATCCGCTTAAGGGGTATGACTGTGATAAGATAGAGTATCAGCGTGGATTTGGGGATGGCGGAAAGACGGGAGAGGTGACTGTCTCTCGCACACGACGGACGCAGTCGGAGTCGCAGTCTCGGTCGCGGTCTGTAAAGCGTGGCGGCAGTGCGAAATCCCTCAAACGTAAAGCCATTATGACCGTGATTCGGAAATATCGTAATCTCGGCGCCTACTTAAAGCGATTGTATCACACGGTGCCATCCCACGAGGAAGATTTGGACGATTTCAAGTATACAGTGGAAGAAGATAAACTCACGCATAAGTATCGTTTGATTGCGACCTACGAGAGATTTCTGGGGAAGGATGATACGTTCGTATTGTATTCAATGAAGGCGACCGACCTTGATAAAGACGCGGAGCCGAGTCCGAGTCCGAGTCCGAGTCCATCGGAACAAGGGCAGGCGAAAGGTAGCCGCAGCAGCAGCCACACCAGAAGCCGCAGCCCATCACCAGAATACACCGTGCGTAAATCCAGTCTTTCGTATAAAAGCGACCGAGAGAAAGAACTTGCCGAAACCGATGTTTATAACATTGTCCGTGATGTCTTTATCAAAAACCGCGCGGTCTTTTTCGGCGGGTATGCGAACATCCTGTATTCGCGGTATATGCCAAAACATCAACGCCGTATCGTCCAAAAAATCCCCGATTTTGACGTTCTCTCAGAAGAGCCTCGCGACCTTTGCGAAGCCGTTGTCCGCGAACTCACCGCGCATAAGTATACTGGTGTGAAATATACGAAACACGCTGGCGTCGGCGAGGTCATTTCCGAACATTACGATATTCGTATCGGTGATGAGGTCATCGCGTTTCTGTATAAGCCTCTCGCGTGTCATAGTTATAATACAATACGGATACACGAGGACAACGGCGTGGGCGCAGGCGCAGGCAAACGCGGTGGCGGCGGCGGCGGCGGCGGCGAGTCTATCCGTATTGCGACGATTGATACAATGTTGAGTTTCTACTTGGCGTTTATTTATGCCGACCGCGTTTACTACGACGTGACTCGTATTCTTTGTATGTCGCAGTTTCTCTTTGATGTCCAGCAACACAACCGCCTGAAGCAGACTGGTTTATTACGCCGTTTCAGTATCAATTGCTACGGAAAACAACCGACGTTGGAGACGATGCGGTTTGAAAAGACGAAGAAATACGAGGAGTTGAAGAATAAGCGTAATTCACGTGAATATGAGGAGTGGTTTCTGCGGTATATTCCGTATGAGCACGGGAAGGCGGGGGCGAAGGCGAAGGATGCGGCGAAGAAGACGCGGAAGACGCGGAAGCGTGAACAAACACAATAATCACTCCAGTTACCGGAGTCCCTCTCCCAACTTATTGAAAACCAAGGTAATAACGAAGAACGTGCCTGCGAACATTGCGCTCGTGGCGGTGAGACCCACGATTTTGAAATTCCCGTCTTCCGCGAATAATGACGGCAGGAAGTGGAGGAGTTGTGCGCGGAAGACGGGCATCTGGAAGATGAAATAAAGGACACCGATGAGAATCGGCATTTGGAGGTCGTAATAAATCGCCTCAATGGTGTCAAGCTGGTTCGACTGGCGCGCATTGGCACGGACGATGCTTTCCATTGAAGTATGTTCTTTGATATAGTCGCGGCCGCCCGCGACGCCGTCCGCGAAATGAACCGACTTTGGCTTCGGAACATAATTGGGTCGCGCCTGTTCGTCGTGTGTAAACACGGTGGGGTTCATCGGAATATCTCTCGTAGGTATCATTGTCATCCCGTTGGCGCTGGCGCGTTGGACGCCTTGAAGGACTTCATTCATAACATTGCCTGGGATGTTGGTTGGACCGTGAGAGGTCATTGATTCATTGCCGATGTTGGGAGAGTAGATGAGAGGCGCGCCGCCGCCGCCACCATTGCCTCCGTAAGGCACGTGATGATGGCCCGAACCCGGCGTTTGGGAACTTAAAGGAAGGTCATCAATACTGGTAGTGTCGCTCATACGAATGAATGAAATGAATGGAATGTTACTAAATATATGTATATCAATATTGGTTGAGATACATATTGGACGCACGACGCGAGCGAAGCGTGTTAATATTGGACACGTTTATAGGTGATAATCTCGAGCGTATATAGGCGATAATCCCGAGCGGACGACGCGAGAGACGCAACGAGCACCCGACGCGGATCTAATGCAAACTCACATCCTTCTTCCCCGCCTCACATTTCACAGACTTCGTCTTATACTCATAACACTTATCATCCAACTTATACGTATCTTTCTCTAAATCCTTGAGAGGTGGTGCGCGAAATGTGATACACGACCGGTCTTTACACACTTTGCGAAAAAGCGATGCGATACCAAGTCCAAGAACGATGGATATAATAATACGTCCTGTCTCAGTATGAAGCAATCTTTGAAAACCCATCGTATTCTAATATAATGGGATATAATTACCCCATCATTGGCGGGAAGAATGGCTTGGTGGTTCCTTTACCGATGCCGCCAATGCCGCCGCGACCTGGCATAGGAGGAGCCATCAGTTTCGCATCGGGGGCGGTCGCGGTCGCAGTATTGAAAACATTGATTTTCCTACATACCGAACCCGAACCCGAACCCGAATTCGCGTCGGATGAAGAAGACGTATTACAAACCGTAAACGAAAGGACCGGCTGAGAAGACATTGATAGTAGTCGTAATTATACATTACATTGGGAAAATAATACATATTACTGAACGGGAATCTTCTTCACTTGCCCCTTGGCTTTCGCACACGATACCTCTTTGGCATCAAACGAGAAGCAATTGTCAGCGTGGTCTTTAAATTGGAAGTTGCGGATATTGTCGGGGGTGGGATAGACGTAGATAATCTTCGGGTTTGGCACGGAGATGTATACGTAGAAGAGACCGACGGCGAGGCTTACGATGAAAATCGGAAGAGAAATGTGGTTGAATAAGTTGAACATCGTATTATACTATATTATACTACGATAATTATACGCGGCGGCGGGTGCGACGGGTGGCGCGGCGACGGCGAGGAGACTTCGCGGCGGTGCGTTTGAGCCTTCGTTGTCTAAAGGTGGTGCGGTGGCGGGGGTGACCTCCTTTGCTACCGATTTTTTTTTACCATAATACCAGAGATATTTACCGCCACTACTTATAGGAGTTATATCATATTTTTGTATATAAGTTTTATCAAAAGCCCGACACCAAAAGTTTTCTTTGGGTATTTCGGCTGGAACATCCGCATTCACACATTTTATAATTATATTGTCAGACAGCTTCAAATCTGAACTATCTTCTGTATCGTTAGTCGTTAATTTAGAAAAATATCCATTATTAACGGTGAGGGTTTTTAAATCCATCGATATTGTCGGCCTAAATGTGTCATCATTAACGAATTTAATATTTTCTGGTTTTGAAATATATGTAGTTTTTTCACTATCAGCTGATACAATCGGATATACAACATAGTTTTCTAATTCTTTTTGTGTCAGCCCAATAGTTGATATTCCATTCGTTTCAGTTTTGAGAACCAAATCTTCTGGTTTAATCGAATAATTACCTGTTAATTTTGCGAATCTACGAATAGTATCTATTGAAGATTCCATAGTTTCTTTATATAATACCAATACAAAAATCATCTACCTCACCGCTCTTCCTGGATTCGATGCGACTACCAACCACCATCCCCTACCTCGCCGCTCCCGCCCCCGGCTTCGGTGCTCCCGCCACCGCCCCTATCGGTCCTACCGGCTTACTCACTATCCGATTATCCGCAATCCACTTCGGCATAATCACCGGCATATACAGTTCATTGTAGCTATACCGTTTCTGCGAGAGATTGAATTCGCGGTCGTTATACATTTGAACGAGCGCGCCATTTGCGTTCTCCGTCGTCTCCACCTGCGAATAGACATACTTCGTCTCTCGCAACTTCATAAACGCCGGCTCAATATCCTGTTGATAAAGCACGAGAATATCATCGATGATACTCCGGTTCTTCCATTCGGATTCGCGGAACTCCGTCATATATTCCTTAATCAGCGCCACTTTCTCGGAAATCACCCGCGTCAATGTTTCCGTGTCCGCGCGAAGGTCGTCGTTGTCTGTTACGCTTAAATAATAACTCCGAAACTCCGCATTCATTTTCTGTTGTTCCTGTAATTTATGCTGGACTGCCTCGAACTGTTCAAGGAGCTCGTCCTCATTAATGAACCTGAATAAGAGGTCCAATTTCATTCGGATGATTTCGTCCTTCGTGGCGCGGACTTCTTCCAGCGATTCATTCATCAATGTTTCTAAACTAACATACTTTCCGCGGTCGACTTCAATATGAAAGCCGCAAGGTTGAGAGATATTGCCGCATATGGCCTTCAACTTGCCGTCTGCCTCTGTGAATACGGACCCGCCTTCTTGTTTACATACGATACACGCGGGTTTAATGAGCGCGAGGCGTTTGGCTTTCTGTTGCGCGGAAAGTGACTTCCAGTTCATAACGGGGTCGTTCATTAGACGCTGACGACGCTTTTCCAGTGCGGTGTTATAATTTTCCTTAAAGGAGTAATATCCGTGGATGGCGTCGTTGATTTTCGCGCGCTCTTCTTCTGG